GAAATTCAGCACGCGACCATACCGGTCCTCAAAATCTTCAGCATTACAATCAAGTTTGGCAATTTCTTCGTCCATTGACACAGCTCCTATGGATTATAAGTAATTATAGCATAGCTGTAACAGCAGTCAATTGGTTTATGATACTGCGAATCTCTGCTTTAGCTTGGCTAGCACCGATGGTGCAGTTATCTTACCTTTGCCCGCCTTCATGACCTGCCCAACAAACCATTGTATCAATTTTGGGTTATCCTGCACCTTGGATGCTTGATCGCTATTTGCAGCAATGACCGCGTCAACGATGGCATCCAATTCATCCTCGCTGGACGCCTTGAAGCGAGGATCGCAAACAATGGCATCCATGACAGCTTGGCCAGACACACGTCTTGGCCACGGGTTGTCAATCCAGTCTTGTACCTCAGCAGGCGACATATCATCGTGCAGGTCTACGATATGCCATTTTGGCCCGATGTTCATAAGCTCAGCAAAGATTTCCTTGGCAAAACCTCGGTCAAACTTGCCGCGTTTTAGATACAACACAAACGCATTGAGGTAGTCAGCTGGGATGAGATGGCCGGCATAACCAAAATCCTTTCCAATCTCATTCAACCTAGCGGCGATGGCACCTAGGATCCATTTAGCGGCTTCGTCAGTGCCATCGTCGCAGCTTGCAGCAGCAAGGTAGTACCACCCATTTATGTTGCCATCAAACAAGTTGTAGAGCTCGGTTGCCCTACGCTTGTCAATGTCAATGCCCAATTCCTGGCAAATGCCGTAAGGATCCTTTGTAAACCAAAGCATATTAGAAATCGCCAGGTGCTACCTGTAGGCATCTTAGTCCGCGATTGCGCCACATGGTTACAACCTGATTGCGATCGTCCACGGCCATGGTTGGCAAGTAGCCGTCGGCAATCATTTGATCAAGGATCTCGCTCTTGATAACGTCATCGCTACGATAATCCATGGCAGGACGCATGTAAAGCTTGCTGTATAGATCACCAACACCTGCCACATTTTGCAACCAGGTCTCGGTAACCTCACGTTGCTCTTCGCCGCGACCGCTGGCAATCAGGATGGTGCAACCCGCATCATGGAACGTCTTTAGCATCCACACGATGTCCTCGTTGACCCCATCATCCTTCATTGCACGATTAAAGGCCGGCCAGTTCTTCGGCTTATGCTGGACCCAATGCAGTCTATGAGATGGATTTGATAAAGTTCCATCTATGTCCCAAATTGAACAGGTAGGTATGCTCCACATCAGATGTTTATCCTTCTCATTATGTATATTAACATTTTAGCATGTGACCAAAAGATTGTCAAGGATAAATAATGTTGTGGTCCACGAGATTCGCGGTCTCAAACCACTCTAATGTCGTTAGGAGACAATCAGCATGAGTATTTATAAGCCCACATGGCTCTATATCAAACAACATAATAAAACTGGACTAAAGTATTTTGGCAAAACCATGAACGACCCAATTTCGTATAAAGGGTCCGGAACTTATTGGTTGAGACATATTCGTAAATACGGTAATGATGTTACTACTATTTGGTGCCAGCTTTTCAATGACAAAGATTCACTTACATCATATGCATTGCATTTTTCAGAATCAAATAACATAGTTCAATCCGACGAATGGGCCAATCTTCGTCCAGAAAACGGTATCGACGGAATACCTAAAGGTTCAATTCCAAAAAATAAAGGTATACCACGAACACAGCAAGTTAAAGACGCTGTTAGTAAAGCAAATAAAGGAAGATTAGTCGGAGAGAACAACCCAATGTATGGGAAACCCAGAGTTGACCTTGTAGAAAGAAACAAATTACCAAAGCGCTGGGTAACAGATGGCAATGTTGATAAACTGATATTACGCGAAGAGGAGAGTATCTTTTTAAAAAATGGGTGGAAAATAGGTAGAGCTAACATTGATAGAGACGCGCTCAGAGTAAGTGGTTCAAAAAATAAAGGAAGAATATCTCCTTTAAAAGGTAAAAAAGGTAGAAGGTATAGATGGGTTACTAATGGCATGGTAGATCATGCAGTAGATTATGATATGCTTGAGCATTATTTGTCTATAGGGTTTATCATAGGTAGAAGTCAGTATAATAATTCTAAATCTGATAAAAATTAAAAATCACACAGACATGCTACAATCCTACCTTATACACAGTAAGATTGTAGCATGCGTGCTTCATTTGTCAATTGATTTTAGTTTGGAAACTGGGTTTTCCACATCTTACGTATTGCATCCTGCACGTCAGCCGGAAGAGGCACGTATTGCATGTTTTTGGCCGCATCTGCTCCAGATCTAAAGCTGATGTCAAACAGCTTGCGCACTGCCAGGCTGACATTGCTATCTTTGGGATCCAGCGGTATCAGCACGAATGTTGCGCTTTCAATTGGCCAACTGTTGTTGCCAGGCTGATCGTTCAGGTTAACAGCAAGATTTTCTGCCGACTGCCAGTTTGCGTTGGCCGCTGCGGCAGCAAATGTCTCAAATGTGGGGGACACAAAAATGCCCGCCTTGTTTTGTATCTGCGTGGTGATCAACCCATTGTTTGCGGCATATGCGCTTTCAACATACCCAATCGCTCCTTTTACCTGTTTAACGTTGCTCGATATACCGTCGCTGCCCTTGCCTCCGTTACCTGTGGGCCATTTTACGCTGGAGCTGCTGCCAACCGTGTTATTCCATTCCATGCTCTTTTGGCCCAGATAATTAGTAAAAACAAATGTGGTTCCACTGCCATCCGCACGATAAACCGGGGCAATGGCAACGCTGGGCAAGGTTAGCCCGGGGTTAATTTCAGCAATCGCCGGATCGTTCCATTTTTTAATCTTGCCAAGATAAATGTCGGCAATAATGTTTCCTGTGAGCTTGAGTTGATTGCTTTTGATGCCAGGAATGTTAACTATCATCACCACACCACCTATCACCGTCGGAAACTGGCCCAGCTTTGCCTCGGCCAGCTTTGCTGGTGATAGTGGCATGTCTGTTCCACCAAAATCAACGGTTCTATTGATTACCTGATTGATACCGCTTCCAGAACCAATATTTTGGTAGTTCAGTTGTATGCCCTGTGATTGAACGGCCTCGCCCCACTTGGCATAGATTGGTCCGCCAAATGTGCTGCCTGCTCCGGTAATTGGTTGTGAATACGCTGCGGTTGATGCTAACAGCATTGTAGCTGCTAACATGATGGTAGATATTTTCATATATTTTCCTTTTTATTCGTTTATAATCTTTTTGATACGTGTAACGACCTCTAAGGCCTGTTCAGCCGGCATGCTTCCTACATCTACGAGAAACCTGCGTCGACCGGTTTCAGGGTCGACTTCAATATCAACCTGATTTTCGCCCTGTTTTTCTGTTATCATCTGTTTTTCTGTCATGTTTTGGTCTCCTATTTCATACCAAAATGTGTAGCTATCATCCTGCCCAAAATCTTTTTCTGCTCGTGCATGTTGATCGCACAAGGGATGATCTCCTGCGAACTGTGTGCTGCGCATCCATACAGCCGACCGGTTGCAGTCGTCGTATGCATTGCCGCAGCAGATTTCAATCTTGGTCGTTTTCTTCTTCATTCTTCGTTCCAAAAATGTTCTTGAATATTTGCAACAATGGTCCGATATGGTTCGTGCAAGATCATCTTCGTTGAAGGATCACTTTCACATACAACATCAATGCATGTGTTAACTATCAACTCAGCAAACTTTTCAGAAAAGCACAATGGTATTTCTACCCTGCCGGTACCATCGGTTCCTTCAACGATCACGCTAGGCGTGATGGTTTCAAACATGCATGCTTGTAGCGCATGTTCGGTTAACTCGCGTATCATAACCTGATTCATCATAGATCTCCTTCTTTACGATTTTCACTGTAATGTACATCAAATGATCCGCCAGGATAGCGCGATTCAAGCTTGCGAACGTTTTCTTCGACCACCGCATTTGGATCCAATCCAAGAGCACGACAAGCATTTACCCAATAAAATATCACATCACCCAGCTCGCGCTTCATATGGAATAATGCAGCGTCATCCAGGTTCTTACCTTGGAAGAAAATCTTCTTTGGAATCTCGCAAAACTCGCCTGTTTCAGCTGCCATGCCCAGTGCTGCCGTAAGCAATAGAGGTACGTTCACATCTGGACCATGTTGCATTTCTCCGTT